GATCTTAGCCCGCATTTCTTCTTTTGATAACTTATCCAATGATTTCTCCCGTAATAATACCGTCAAGTCGTTTTAGTTTCCATACAATGTACTCCATGGTGGGGACACACTGGGGATTCCATCCAGCAAAAGTTGAATGTTCTCCACTTGGTATCTGCCAACAGGGAGCATCATCGTTGTCAAGGTCTAGTGACTCACGATATGCTTCGTCACCGAGTAGAACAACTGCTCTCTCTGCTTGATTCAAACTACCAAAGCAAGCAAATCCATTCTTCTTAATCTCCTCAGGGATTTCGTGTTTCATTATTTAAATAATAAACTGCAAACTACATACAATCCCATTGCAGACCAGTATCCCAAAGTTGGTAATCCAAAAATACTTGGTATGACAGCATTCCATGCCAACATAAGTATCAAAGGTACTGCAAGGAGAATTATACCTGCACCTATAAGATTTTGTGATGATTTTTTCATTGGACTGCCAGTGGTTGTAGTCGGTCAAGGATTTCACGATAGGCAGGTACAATATCACCTTCATCGTTTCTGAATAGATCCTTGTCGAATCTTTCGTTACTACCAATCTTCCACAGTCTCATACTGTCAGGACTAATCTCATCGGCAAGATACAAATCACCATGAGCATCATATCCATACTCAACTTTAAAATCTACAAGATCAATACCCATGATATAAAACATCTGTCGGAGATAGTCATTAACTCGTAGTGTCATCTCAACAAAAGGATCGGGATTATATCCCATCAGACGCACACGATCTCTTGTCAGGAGAGGATCGTGCTTGCTATCATCCTTCAGAAAGAACTCAACAATCGGTTGTGGAAGTGGAGCACCCTCTACCAAAGTTGTCTCACGAACAATAGATCCAGCAGCACGATTCCTACAAATAACTTCCAAGGGAACAATATCTACCTTTTTACAAATCATCTTATTTGCACCAACCATATTGATGTAGTGATTGGGAATAAGTTCTTTAGAAAGTTTCTCAAAGATAAGAGATGAGATACTGCAACAAAGAGAACCTTTACCTAGTGGATGATCTTCTTTCTCACCATTACCAGCAGTTACCTTATCATGGTACTCAATGATGACACGATCAGCATCGTCACCTTGATATACTGTTTTTACTTTTCCTTCTACAATTACTTCCATAATTTTTTTAATAACCAACAGGGTTTACATAGTGAATTTTTATATTTTTTCTCCGATGGATCGTAGCATCCAACTTGAGGACACTGATTCGCTGGAATCATGTTGCCACAACTAACGCATTGGGTTTCCCACATCTTCATAGTGTTCTCTCCAATCTATTTGTTGCTTGATCTGGGAAGTCTCTAGGACGACTATCAGTAGCATTATCAGTCTTAGGAGAACCTTCATTCGCCTTCATAGTGTGTTGATAGTTTGGTCGTGGGTATCTCATATAGAATGGATCAGGCATCCAGTATGTTACCTGCCATTCTTGTTCGGGACACAATTCAAGATGCTTCTCTACACTATGAGAGAAACTACCGAGTTGAATGTATCCATCGTGAGTGATACATCTGCCGTTGCCAGCATCAACTACGAACATCATCTTACTACTCATAGCACTTCTTGCTCTGGGTTGAGGTTTTTCACAAATTGCACAGGATCTTTTTCTGACTTATGTACCCAATGGTATCGAATCATTTCAAAAATAGGATCCCACGTTGTTACACAGATGTAATCACTTTTCATTTTTTAGTTTTCTTTTTCTTTTTCTTACCTGTGTGCTTTGCAACAAGTTTATTCAATTGTTCGGCGTTTAATTTATTCAATTGTATATTGACATGCTTGAGAATTTTCTCCTTGCATTCTGTTTTAGTCACGTTGCCTCCAGTCATCAGGTTTGTCTTGCTGAAACCAATTCTTGATATCATCAGCATCAGTAAATCCCTTTTTATGGTTGGATGGATCGGGATCTCCTAAACCCATCCTATTCAGAAAATCGTCTGTGCTACCCTCTTCAATGTTTTGAGATGCTTGGCGTCTTGCCATCTTTAACATCTCATTAGCAGATGTATTTGCCTTAGCAAGTTTCTGCGCCCAGATCATATCATCTAGTTTTACATCTTCATTATTAGCAATACATTTACAAATAAATTCTAGTCGTAGTCTGTATTGAGTTGATAGCATAAAGAAACTCTGTCCCACCAATGTTATTTAGAGTCATAAAGAAAGAGGGGTATAAAACCCCTCTGCACTTCCTTCACACGGTAAAGATATTTAGAATCACATAAGTACCTCTTTACATATTCGTTTACACTTATTCTGATTTGTGGAATCGCACTCAATTAAACATTCATAATAGTCGTTTAACTTCTGCATTTCGATATCGCAGTCATCTACGGTGTCTTCAAAATGCCTCCATTCGTCTAATTGGTTACGCGAAAGTAAGTTGTGCATAGGTTCACTCGGGTTCTGGGGTCAATAATATAGAAAGAGTTTGGGATCACTTTTCTACCTCGCTTAATTCTACAACTATCTATATCAAATGTCAGGGAATTCTGACGTTATGCAACGAATATTATTGCCTACTAATTTATACCTAGGCATAAAAAAAGGACCCCGAAGGGTCCAGTAGTTGTGTATCCTGATGGATCACATAAGGTTTGCAACCTGCACACGACGGTAGTACTTGTTAGCATTGACGGTGAGAGCACCGCTGCCTTGGGTAAGACCACCAGAGAAGGGGTTCGAGACCATGCCGTAGCGAGTCTTGAAGCCGATCTTGGGCTGGAAGGTGTTAGGGTTAATTGCACGAACCTGCTGGAGAGGTACATATGGGCAATAGAACAGACCAGCGTCATAAGGTGAAGTTCCCTTATAACCTGCAACGTAGAAGTGCTTGTCAGCAACGTTAGCAGAGTAAGGATCAACATAGACCTTGATACGACCGTTGAGAGTACCAACCAGAGTGCTGGAGGTGTCATCAACGCCAGTCAAAGCGTTGTTGCCTTGGAGAGCAGGGGTATAATCAAGTACGCCTGCCATGCCGAGAGCAGAAGCAACGTCTGCAGAACAGACGAGGATGTTGCCCTTCCCGCGACGAGTTTGCTGACCAATTGCGTTAGCATCGCGCTCAATCTGGAACAGAAGTCCTTTGAACTTCTCAACAGACCAGCGACCATTGGAGTCAACATCCAAGTCGAAGATACCAGCGTTAGCGGTATTGTTCTGAGCACCAGCAACAGCGTTGGTGAAGATGGTACGAACAACCTCACGGTTGATTTCAGCAAGGATCTCAGTGCTGAGGATGTTGGCGAGCTCTTGCTCGGCATCCAAACCATGAATCGCCTTGAGGTCCTGTGCCAGCTCGATGCTGTACTCAGCTTTCAGCGCTCTAGACTTCGCAGTAACGGTGACTTTCTCGATCGAGAAACCCATCTCACGGAATGCCGTGTTGGTTGCGTTGCTGTCGTCAAGTCCTTCAGCAGTAGCAGTGCTCATGCCAGCGGCATCACCAGTCTGCTCATAGGTTCCAGCAGGGGAATCGTTGAGAAGACCAGGGTTGTTACCCTCAGCATCGTTGTTAGCGGAGCTAGAAGCACCAGGATCGTATGCGTTACCTGCACCACCAGAGAAACCTGCATTAGGCTCATTGAAGAATGCTTCGTCGTAACCACCAGCGTTGGGATCTCTCTCAGCACCGTAGTTAGTACGCATTGCGAAGATCAGTCCAGTAGGACCAGTCATCGGTTGAACGCCTGCGATGTCGTAAGCGATCAGTTGTGGCATTGAGCGACGGATCAACGAGATCAGTACAGGGTCGAAACCTGCAACAGGACCAGTTGCTGTGCTGCCACCAGTGTAGCCAGTTGTTTGAAGTGTTTCGTTGAGGATTTGACCCTCTTCGATTTGTGCCTTCTCTTGATTTTCCAGGAGTTGTGCAACAACGCCGCGCTTATGGGAATCTTCGATCTCGGGGAGAGCGTCGTGATTCAGAACGGGTGCCCACTTTTCCTGGAGTTGCTTTAAATCAGCCATTTGATTTGTTACTCCGAAAGTTAGTAGTAAAGTTAATTATTTGGACCAGCGAGCGAGAGCATCGACGTATTTCGACATCGATCCGCTTACTGTTTCTTCGACAAGGGGTTCCGCTGCTTCTACACTGGGGTCGCTTGCAGATTCTGCAAGTTCAGCCTTTCTAGTGAAGTAGGATTCCTTAATCGTTTCGACTTTCTTTTGAAAGTCTTCTTCAGTTTCAAACTCAACACCCTCTGCGAGAGAAGCAAGCTTCTCCTTTTGGGTCTCAGCGAGTCCCGTAGCGCATTCGTTCACAATTTCCATTTTGACAAACTCACCAATTCTCTTGTTCAAAGATACGTTGGTGTCGATTTGCTCGTTGAGTTTAGCTTCCATATCATCAAGCTCACCTGCCATTCCATCTAGCAGGTTAAACTTCTCTTCTGGAACACTGAAATTGTGCTCCATGAAAAGACCTTTTAGACCGTTGAAGAACGATTCTGCCATCTCGGTCTTAATGCCGTGCTCGATCTGGAGAGCATTCTCCTTCATCCAGTTTTCGGCGGCATAAGTGAGATAATCGTCAACCTTCTCGGCCAATTCTGTTTGAATCTTCTGCACCTCTTCGGTAAGCGTAGATTCAAATGCTTCTTGCAACGCAGTTAATTCAGTATTAACTTTTGCTGTTACTGCTGCTTCAAAGATTGTTGCAGCACGCTCTCGGAATTCTTCTGAGAGGTCTTCACCAGCGACAAGAGCGTTAACATCTTCAGTAAAGTCGTACTTGGTTTCAGCGATTGTTTCTTCGCCATCTTCCTCAGTCTCCTCCATTTTAGCAGATGCGTCAGAAGGTTTGGTTGAAGGAACAGGTGCTTTACCTACTGGCTTAGCAGCAGATGAACCTGCATTCTTCGTACCTTTAGCACCTTCTTCTGAATCGGTGTTAACGTCGATAACTTTAGTGGCACCACCTTTAGAAGTGTCAATGGATTCACCAGGTTTTGCGTTCTTGGTGACAGGGTTAGAGCCTTCGTCCACTTGCTCCATATTATCTAACTCTTTATCGAGGGTCTCAGACATTTGTAAAAACTCCGTTATACTTTGCGTTGTCTTTATTTATTTATAAATCACAAACTCTTCAAAAATGCTGCAAACGCGGAGATTTTACGCTCCTGCAGATTAATGATAGTTGCTTGATCAATTTCTTGTTTAATTTCTGCTACTGCAGACTCTTTTAGGATACCATTATCCCAAACCCACTCCTTACCTTCCATGATGCCATTTACAAAAGCATCAGGTGCTGAGGGATCAGCGACGATATCAGCAGCAGTTGCAAGCATGAAGTCGTCCATAACAACATTGCAGTTCTCTTCCTTGCGGATAGAACCCATACCTCTAGATGAAACACCTAAACGTACTCCCTCACTTAAGAGGTCTTTTGCAATCTTACCCATAGGAGTTTCGAGTAACTTTGCCTTACCGATAAAGTTATTCCCGTCTTCCTTAAGAGAAAGAATTTTGTGAGAAACGCGGTCAAGATTGATAGAAGGTCCATCAGGATGACCTAATTCTCCAAGGGCACGCCCCTTTTGAATGTAGTTCTCATCATATTTAGCAACTTCTCTTGCTAAAGTTTTCTGAGGATACATCCTGTTATTACGGTTTTTAATTTCCGATTGCAGAAAGATACCTTCAATGAAGTAACTCTTCTTGCCGTCATTCTCCTCGCAGAGAAAATCGACACTCGTAATTTCTTCAGCTATCAGTCTCATCTGTCTATTCCTCAGGTTGTTGTTCAGCGGTAGGTTGCTCCACCTCATCGGCGGGAGGATCCCCTGGTTGGCGTCCATCAACTTCTACAGTTTCAGGTGCCTCATCACCGTCAGGTAAATTATCTGCAATTTCATCTGCAGAATCCTGTGCGGTATCATCTAATTCAAATCCCATACTCTGTGCAAAATCAACTTTACGTTGTTGAATTGCGTCAAATGCTGCAGCACTCAGAGCATCGTTTACAGAATCGATTGCTTTCGCTTTATCGTCTCCGAAAATTTGTTGTACAATTTGTTGTGCAATTTCGCTTGGCATAATAATACTCTCACATTGTTATTTATTATTTAGAATTCTCCTCTTTTTAGATCACCCGCGTCTGCCGTAGGTTGCTCTTGAGCGGACATGTCATCTGCTTCTGGGGCAGCGCCAGGATCCATAGAAGGATCCATTTCTTCATTAGGATCAATAATAAGACCTGCTTCTCGTTCAGCACCGATTTGTTCATCAATCTCCTTAATTTCCTGTGCAGTTTGTTTCAGGACTTGACGACGCATATAATCCAAGGAGAAGTATTTGCCGACGTAAGGATCCATAACGTTAACTTGATTCATACGCTCATTACGAATTTCAATTTCCTTCAGTTCAGTGAAGTAGTTATCCGCAATAAAGTCGAATTGGATGTGCTCTTTCATCTCATCCCATTCTTCAATAGACATAACGCCTTTGAGAATAAGTTGAGTTTTTAAGAGATCCATAAAGAGTTCAGAGAACCTTTTACGGAGACGTGCAATAAATTTCTGGAACTTTACTTCGTCCCTAGTAATTTCAGCAGCACGACCAATATTAAATGTAGTCTCAGTTTCAAGTCTCGATGAGGGCACGTTCAAAGCTTTGTATAGCTTCTTTTGGAAATACTTAACGTCTTCCAGTTCACCGAGGTTTTGCCCGCCAGGAAGGGTAGTGATTTCTGTACCGCGCCCTCCCTCGCGTCTTGGAAGCCAGAAGTCCTCCAACATTGACATGAATTTCTTGTCGTCTCTTATCTCACCCGTATTGGCATCATAAACCATCTTATTACGATAGCGTCCCATGACCTCACGCAGATACTGTTCTGCTTTATTCTTGGGAAGATTGCCTACATCAATATAGAAAATTCTACGTTCGGGTGCTCTACTCAAACGATAGATGACCAAAGAGTCTTCAATCATTCGCAGTTGGTTAACTGCTTTGATTGCTTTATGTAAGTGGGAAAGAGTCATGTTCTTATTGAGATCCTGGATACCAGAATGACAATAGGTAACAGAATCATTGGAAATTTTAATCCCTTGATTCGTGGAGTTCTTCAGACCCTTTGGGTTGTACAGAAAATAATCTGCAGATTTCTGAGTAAGTTGAGTATTAATATCAACGCCGCGCATTTGCTCTGGACGTTTTTCTTCATACTCAGTGACCTTGCGAATCTTACGTGGGTCGATATATCTTAACTCTGTAAGACCACCCCTAGGATTCTTGGGATCAATAATCTTATGGTAGAAGAGTCTTCCATCTACATACCATCTACGAAAAATCTCATAAGAGCGATTGTCAAAATCTAACAATCTAAGAATTTCTGAAAATTCTTCTCTAATGAGTTTTTTAATTTTATCCGATTGTTTTAGGTTGGATAACTCAACCTCTACAGGTACATCATCAAAATTACCGCAAATAGTTTCATTTACGATATCATCAACTGCACTATCACATTCGGGTTGTAGAACCATCTCTCGGTAACGAGTGATAAGTTCATAATCATTACGAACAGTTCCGTCGAAATCGACAGAATATCCATAGTATCCGCCACCTACAATAGGTTGCGAACCATCCATAGAATCTTTTTGAACAAAAGAAGGTCCCTTAGGAACCTTCTTCGCTCTTTCAAGTGAAAATCCGAAGAGCTGATCAGCCATTATAATTAAAGTGTTTCAGTCCAGTTCTATTTATCAGTTATCCACGGAACTGATTGGAGTCCAGTATTGAGTCTGGAGTTCCACCGTGAATTCTTCGATAGCGTCGTTATTACCGAAGTCCAGATCAATTGCAGCAATTGCACTGGGGAACACGTTATAGAATCTGTAAGACTTAAGAATCTTAGGCTTCTCGCCATCCTTAATATCTCTTGCCAACTGATGAACAGTCATGTCTGCAAAATATCCAGTAGCGTCATCGCTATCACCAAGACCTGCTGCCTGAGTGAAGTTCTCGTTATATGCTTGAATGCTTGATGCCCACAATTCAAATGCAGTACGCAACGTGAAGTTGCTGTCATTTTGACATGTGATGGTCCAAGGTTCAAACGTTCTGTCTCCAGCAATCTTTAATACGCGACCTCTGAAAGGAACTTCAATAACACCAATCTGAGAAGCAGGAAGATTTGCTGCGCGAACAGTAAACTTACCAAGTTCAACTAAAGAAGCGTTATTAATAATACCTGAGGGGAATGCGAGATCTACTTGGAATAGATTAGGACGTGCAAAGTCCGCTGCTACATTTGCCTTAAAATCGTCGAGGGTTCCTCTTTTTGCCATGGGTTATAGTTTCTCTGTTCAGTTTTATTTATTAAAATAAAAAATTTCAGAGGTTCTTGCGAACCCCTGAAACTACAGGTTTATTTGAGTTTTAAATTACTGAGCGACTTCGCTAAATGCAACACCAGTTCTGGTTGCAATGAAGGACAGAGTAATGAAGTTGATTGTACGTGTGGGCTTCACGAAGATTTCCGCAAAGAATTCGCCACGATCAACTGCCTCAGGTGGGTTGTTGTCAGAATCACACTTGATCAGGAAGTCCGTTACACCACGACGACCTTGAACGTCACGCATGTATGGTTCAACGATGTTGAGGAACAAGGAACGCTGCGACTCATCATTCTGTTCAAACAGTTGATTCTTAGCAGCACCACTGATGACACGCTCAATAGTGAGGAACAAACGACGGACGTTGATTCTATCGAATGCAGATGCGAAACCGAGAGCAGTCTTATCACCGAACAGGACTACGCCTTGACCAGGGAAAGATACAATTGGATTGACGCGAGCAGCATACAGACGATCACGTTGGGTCTTAGTAGGAGTGAATGCAAGTTTGATTGCATTTCTCAGGACACCACGTTGGAAACCAGCAGGAGAGAACCAAGGTTCTGCAACTTCAGTTGTCTGTAGGCAAAGTCCAGCAACGTCACCGTTACAAGGAACGTAACGATATACATCGTTATACTTGTCGTAGATGTACTTATAACCTGAATCAAATACCAGGTAAGAAGAACTAGGCAACTGATCAAAGAAGTTAACCAAGTTGGTAGTAACCGTGGTGGTGTTACTAACACCGATGACACTGCCACGGCGAGGAGAAACAAATACCATGCAGTCTCTACGCTCTTCAGCAATGCTGACCAGTGAAGCAACCTTAGCGATTGCAGATGAATCATCAGCACCAGATGGACCCGTGAGGATGTAATCAATGGTTTCAGACTCAGGATCTTCTACCAGTTGATATGCACTAGAAATATCAGAATTTAAGATAGTGTAACTACCACCAGAGTTGCCATAGTCAGCACCACTCTCAAGACGATAGTAGAAAGTAGCATTGTTCTTAGAACCTACAGTTGTACGACCTTCAGGATATGAAACAGAACCAGCAGTTGAACGGAGTAAGTTGAACTGACGTGCGTTAGCAGTTAATCCCCAGTTACCATCTGCAGCAGATGCTTGAGCACTGAACAATCCAGACTCATGCTTACCCCAGAACAGATACTCAGACTTTTGCTTAACTACTTCCTTATAGAAGTTAACTTCACCGACAGAAGTCTTAGCGTCACTTGCCTTAGAAAGACCAATGAAACGCTCAAGAACAGCACCAGTTGTTCCAGTAATTGCGCCATCAACATCAACGATGAGGATATGAACCTCATCACGGAATCCACCTGCATTGCTTGCATAGAGTGATGTAGCAGGACGAGCTGCAACATTAATCCACTTAGCACCAGGAAGATACTCACGCTCAGCGTACTCGCTACGAACCGAGGTGAGTGCTGAAGCGTTACTGTTAGTATCAGTTAGGCTATCAGCAGCAGCAAACTCAATGCTACCTTTATCTAAAGCAATCAGAAGACGACGCTCAATGCCACTAGCAGCAATAACACAGGTGTTGCTACCTTGGGTTACAACTTGAGCATCAGCGACGATACCAGTAACACCACCAGCAGGAAGACCAATTTCAAGTTTCTTGTTAGCGGGATCCCATGCAAGAACATCAATTGTCTCGTTAGAACCACCAATAGCAATTGTGGTTGCAGTACCAGGAACAAAGTCACCAACAACAGTTTCAACCGTCAGAGCGATGCTGTACTTGAATACTTTACCAGCGGCACCAGATGTTGCTGTAACTGCTTCGTCAGCAACGAACTCAGGATCATTACCAGAACCAGGAGCGGGGACAACGGCAATCTGATCAGCACCAGCGTCAGTAACGAAAACACCAATGGAATTGCCCTTTGTACCAGCAGTTCTAGCTGCCCATGTCCAAGTATTGACAGCACTCTCATAAGTGGTTTCATAATCTTGAAGATTTTTAACCAGAGGAGCAGTGCCAGTATTGACAGCGTTTTTCAGTGCAGAAGAATTTACACGGATAGTTTTTAATTGACCACCGTAGGAGAGAAATTGTGCAGCAGTATACCAATACTCATAGTTGGAATCATTGGGCTTACCGAAACGTTCTGCAAGTTCTCTTTCGTTAGAAATTTCGATTACTTCTTCTACAGGACCGAGCTCGAACGGTGCTGCGATTACACCAACGTTTGCGGTTGATAATGTGGTAATAGTCGTCAGGTCTCTTTCCTGAATGACTACACCTGGCGATAATTGATTAGCTGCCATGTTTAAAATTCTCCTAGAGTGATTCCAACATCAGATGTCTAAGATTATTTATATTTTTCAAATGTCACTTATACTCCCACATGTAAGACTTATCCCCATATTCCGCGACCTTCCAAACATCACCTTGAGCATCTGCAAAATAATCATCTTCCATTCCGTCAGTAACAAATCCGAACGGAGCCATGTCCTGTTCTATCATATCTCTTTGATCTTCATAGATGCGTTGTCTTACATCATTATCATGCATCTCTTTGAAGTAGGGTTGCATTGCCATCCAAGCAAAGATAACCAAACACATTGCTAAGTCATCATTACACCCGTCTTCTGCCTGGAATGTTTGACCCTTCGCTATAAAAGTTGTCAGTTCTGCAATAGTATCATAATCATTTATAAGGAGTTTATCATCTTCAATCAATGCTTTGAGATTAGAACATCCAATCTGCTTTGCTGCAGATGACATCTTAATTCCCAGTTGAGTTTTCTTACCAGAGAAACCTTGACCTAGTTGTTGTCCCGCACGACCACGCATTGAACACATCAATAGATTTTCATACTCTAAATCAAACTGAATGATATCTGCGACCTGTCCGCCAATGTCATTTACCTCACATAGAATGTATGCCTGATTATAATTTTTTGCTACATCCGTAATGATGTTTGGAAATACTATAGGTTTGATTTCATTATTTTTATATCTAGCAACCATTTTATATGGGATAGTTGTAGTGTCCATTACTGTAAACGCTGAATAGTCACTACCAACACCACGCGCCACATCAACAGTAACAACATAATTATGTTCTGGGATAGCAGTTTCAAATACTGCAAGACCTCTATTTTGTTGTGCAGGATCGTGATACGGCATGATCCTTAATTTACTAGGAGAAATCAACGTATCAACAGATCCTAAGAACTCACACTCAAACTCAACTCGGAACTGTTGTTCTGATGTGTTCTTAATAGTTTGTTCTTTCCATACCTCATCTCTACCTGGTACTTCTGACCAATGCACCTCAGTGGGAATGTATTCATTTGATCCACGCTCTGCATCATGCCAGAGTTTGTAGAACATATTCATCCCGTGTGGCGTGGAGATGATAATTACCTTTGTGCTTTTACCAGAAGATATAGTAGGATAGACAGATGAAAAGAACTGTTCAGCAATGTGATTCGGAATAAACGCGAATTCGTCCAGAAAAATGACATTAAAAGACATGCCCCTAACGGCGCTAGCCGAAGTAGAAGCAGCCATAATTTTAGATCCGTTCTCCAGTTCCAGACTCCCCCTGTTCCATTGGAGGATTCCTTGCTGGAGCCACTTTGGAAGATTCTCATATGATAGTTGTAAGCGTTGTAGCATCTCACGGGCAGTCGCTGCTTTGTTTGCAAGGATTGCTACGTTAACACTTGGATTAAATAACACATACCATAATAGATATGAAGTAACAATAGTAGATTTACCGCTCTGCCTTGGTAGTTTTGCAATATTAAATCTTTCGGCATGAAACTTCGCTACCATTTCTTCTTGGAAATGATACATGTCAAAAGGAATTAAACCCTTATCAAGAGAGACAATCTTGATATAATTTTTGATAAAATATACAGGATCTTCTGAGCATTTCAGTACCTCGGCAACCTCATCTGGTGTGAAATCGAGAGCAGTATTTGCTTTCTTTAGATTAGGATTACCAAGATACTGATCATTATTCATACTAATGTACCATGCTGTCTGCGGATTTCTCGCAGTGCTTCTAAATTCATATCCTTAGTACCACCATCATAGGCATGAGCATATCCTTCGGTGATCATTTGTTCATTCAGCGATACTTCTGCATCTCCGATATATAACCAGCCAAGAAGGCGACCGTACTTACCCATACCGCCAACCAATTCAGTTCTAACAGATAACTCATCTTCTCCTGCAATTGCCCCTTCTAGTTTTTCTTTCATCCAGTTGGTAGCATCTAGTCCCAGAGCTTTCTCCTCAAGGTTTCTAGTTCTCTTCTCTGGCGTATCAACTCCTGCAACTCTAACTCTTTCTTTCTTGTATAAATCAAACCCGAGGTCGATAGTAACATCAATAGTATCACCATCAAGGACACGGTTGATCTCCGTCACTCGGAAGTTGTAGCAGCTCTTCCTGCTCGGTGGTGTCATTGCTCCCATCTTCTAACTCTGCAAATGCTTGTCTTAGTATGTATATGACTACAAACAATGCACCTGCAACTGCAAGTATCACACAGATAATCACCGACCACACAGGATCAACAACACTATCAAGAGGTCGTAATAGTAAATTCATTTCCTAACAGGCCAAGTAAGTTCCATTCCTACCGTAAGTAATAGGACAAATCCAAATACAAATATTCCGCTAATCATGTTTTCTCGCAAAAGGTTCCCAATGTTCCCATCCATGCTTATGAACTGCCCACATTCCTATGATAGGAACAAAGACAAGACACCATGCTAGGAATCCACAACCCCATGGATTGTTTAATACTGTTCCGCAAAATCTGGCAAACTGTAACATCATGATGGATAAGCGTTTACTAAACTCCAGGATACAAAACCTACGATTGCACCAAATATAATTGTTGCTGATAGACTAGTTTCTGGTTTCATTTCTTTTTTTCCAAAGTTCTAGAAAATACCGATCGATTTGATATAGATCACCTTGAGGTGGTTGCTCTTCAATCTTAGACCATTCATCACAAAGATCTCTCATCTCAATTGTAATATGATCTGGTCGAAACATTCTACCGAATGACGACATGGCAAACGCAAACCGCATTCTAATGCGCTGTTCCATTTCCTGAGTAGGCGTCGGTTTCATAATAGTTATTTTCACCTTTTCGTAACCCGAAATAAATGGTGGCACATACAAAGGGTAGTGATCCGAAAAGTAGGACA